GTGAAGGTGATTTCATGTCCAAATTTGGTCTTGAAATTAGAGATGAGGTAACTCTCCTCGTTTCTCGCCGTAGATTCACATCAACAGTAAATCAAAGACGCCCATTTGAGGGTGATTTGATTTACATTCCATTAATACAAAATTTCTTTGAAATTACTTTCGTAGAACATGAAAATAATCAAGCCATGTTTTATACATTAGGACGTGGTCGTGGTGGTAATGTTTATGTTTATGCATTAAAGATGAAACAGTTTGTATTCTCTAATGAGTTAGTTCTCACTGGTAACTCTGAGATTGATGGTCAAATTAAAGATGCTTATCCAAGAACAAGACTTACATTGAAAGCGGGTGGCACAGGCAAGTATGTTGCTGATGAAATCATTTATCAATCAGCTGACACAACATATGCCAATTCTACTGCACACGCTACAGTACACGATTATACTGTTGGTTCTTCTGTGGATATTTACAGAGTTAATGGAGACTTTACTGCTAACTCATTTGTATATGGCGCAACTTCTGGTGCGGCTTGGCGAATCAATACTGAATCTGATACCTCTACAATGGATACTGCATTTGAGGATGTCATTGATAATAATCGTATTCAAGGCGAAGCTGATGGTGTTATTGACTTCACCGAGCATAATCCTTTTGGTGAACCATAGATGTTAAAAAATCCACATTTCTATAATCGCACAATCCGTAAAATTGTGGTGGCATTTGGATCCATGTTTAATGATATTCAACTGATTCGTTATTCAAAGGATGGTTTAACTGCACACGAAATTACAAAAGTGCCATTAAATTATGGTGCAAAAGAAAAGTACCTTGTTAGAATTAATTCAGATCCAACATTAACCAAATCAATTGCAACAACCGTTCCTAGAATGAGTTTTGATATGGACGGCTTGACATACGATTCTAGTAGAAAACAACAAACAACATTGCAAAATTTTGGGTTTGGCTCATCTAAAATGAGAACTCAATATGTGCCTGTTCCATATAATTTTGATTTTAGTTTATCAATTTATGTGAGAAACACCGAAGACGGTACACAAATTTTAGAACAGATTTTACCATTCTTTACACCTGACTTCACAGTTACGGTAGATTTTATTAAGGAAATGGATCAACTGTATGATATGCCTATTATATTAAATTCAGTATCATCTGAAGTTGATTATGAAGGTGACATGATGAATACAAGGTTGATTATTTGGAACTTAAACTTTACAGCAAAAGCTTATATTTGGCCACCAGTTATTCAAGATAACGGTGGATTAATTCTACAAGCAAACGCCAACATATATACGGACTCCACTAATCTGGATGCACAGAAAGTTTTTGTTGATTATGCAAATGGTAAATCCGGTTTCTTTACAACCGGAGAAGATATTGGTGTTATCAATAAGAAAACAACAGGCAAAGTTGTATACTTCAGTAATACATCCGCAGGTCAATTGATTGTTACTGATTTAAATCAAAGACTTAATGTTGGTGATACTGTTGTTGGATTATACTCCAATTCACACTATGTAATCAAAACTGTTGATACTTCACCAACAAAAGCTGTTGCAATTGTTATTACACCAAAACCACCTGGCGCCAATGTTGACACAGCATATGGTTTTGAAGAAATATTTACTGACTGGCCTGATACATTATGAGTAAATTAAACGACAATTTATCTGAGATTTTTGATATTGAACCTTTGGAAGAACCAAAGTATTTACCAGCAACCGTAATACAAAAACCTGTTGAAGAAGTAGGTGATGAAGTTGATGCTGATTCTTCAATAGCCAGAAGCAATATTAAAAATCTTATAGATAAGGGTACAGATTCAATTGATGACCTATTGAGAGTCGCAAAAGAATCAGAACACCCAAGAGCATACGAAGTTGCAGCTAACTTTATTAAAACTTTGGCTGATCTAAACAAAGACCTTTTAGAGATTCAAAAAAGAAAACAAGAGTTGAAGCCGCAAAACAATCAAAGCAATTCACCTATCAATGTTAAGAATGCCGTATTTGTTGGTTCAACCGCAGAATTATTAAAACAAATTAGAGAGAACAAATAATAATGGAACAACTAATTCAACAATTAAAAGTTATTTTGGGTACCAATTTTGCCTTGTATTTGAAGGCTCATAATTACCATTGGAATATTGAAGGTACTAATTTCCCACAATACCATTCTTTCTTAGATGGTTTTTACAATGATGTTTGGGATCAAACTGATGGAATTGCAGAACACATTCGCCAGTTAGATTCATATGCTCCAGGTTCAATGCAAAGATTCTTAGAATTGGCAGACATTGAAGAATCTGTTGATACAATTCCATCAGCATTGGCAATGATTGCACAAATCAAATCTGACAATGACCGATTCATTGTTCACCTCCGTGCAGGTATTGCTGCAGCTGACCAAGCAGGTGAACCAGCTGTATCTAATTATCTTCAAGACCTTTTGGGTGCTCATCAGAAGAAAGCGTGGATGCTGCGTAGTATCATAAAGTAAATAATGGCTAATAATAATGGTTATAATGGTAATTCTTCACTAAAAAGAATAGGAATTGATTTTTCCTATTCTGAAGAACAGGTTTTAGAACTTGCTAAGTGTGCAGAAGATCCAATATATTTTATTGACAACTACTGTTATATCGTAACACTTGACCACGGTATTCAACCGTTTAAACTTTACGATTGTCAAAAAAGAAAAATCAAATTAATCCATGATAACCGTAAGGTTATCCTCATGGAAGGTCGCCAGCAAGGTAAGACTACTTCTGCTGCGGCCTATATTCTTTGGTACACACTATTCCAAGAAAGTAAAACTGTTGCTGTTCTTGCAAACAAGGCCTCAACTGCTCGTGAAATTATGGCTAGATATCAATTGATGTTTGAGCATTTACCTGATTGGATGCAACAAGGTATTAAAACATGGAACAAAGGTGACATTGAATTAGAAAATGGTTCTATCGTCTTTACTGCGGCAACAACGGCTGCTGGTATTCGTGGTAAGTCAGTTAACTTATTGTACATTGACGAAGCCGCAATCATTCCAAACACTGTAGCTGATGCATTCTTTACTGCGGTATATCCAGTTATCTCTGCCGGTCAAACAACAAAGATTCTTATTACCTCAACGCCATTGGGTTACAATCATTTTTGGAAATTCTGGAATGATGCCGTTAATAAGAACAACGACTTTGTACCAATGTTTATTCCTTACTCTGAGATACCGGGAAGAGATGAAGCATGGGCACTTGAACAAAAGAGACAACTAGGTGATCTGAAGTACAATCAGGAAGTACTCTGTAAGTTCTTAGGATCGTCCCTGACATTGATTAACTCAGATACTATAGAGTATATGTCAACTTGTCCTACAGTCTATTCCAAAGACGGTTTAGACTTGTATGAGTTCCCAGTTAAGGCAGTCAGAGATGAGGATACCGAAGAGCTAATAAGCAAACCACATTCTTATGTTATTGTTGCTGATACAGCCAAAGGTGTAGGCGGCGATTATTCAGCCTTCGTTATTATAGATATTGCCTCAGTACCATACAAATTGGTGGGTAAGTTTAGAGATAACAAGATTGCACCAATGTTATATCCTAGTGTCATATATAAAGTAGCAAGAGATTTTAATATGGCATATGTGTTGATTGAGGTTAACTCTAGTGAGCAGGTAGCTCATATTATGCACAATGAATTGGAATATGAAAACATTATTTTTGTAAATAGAGACACCAAGACTGGCCAAACAGTTACAGGTGGTTTTGGTGGTGGTAAAACTCAACTTGGTGTGCAAACAGATAAGAGAGTTAAGCGTATTGGATGTTTTACATTCAAGTCATTAGTAGAAGAAAAGAAGCTTTTAATAACAGATGCAGATACTATATCAGAAATTTCCACTTTCATTCAAGTAAAAGATAGTTATGCCGCAGATGAAGGTTACCATGATGACTTAGTGATGCCCTTAGTATTGTTTAGTTGGTTAACGACTAATCCATACTTTAAAGAATTAAATGATGTTAATATTCGTGAAGCAATGTATCAATCCAGAATTAAACAAATTGAAGAAGATGTTGTTCCATTTGGATTTGTTTTTAATGGGACAGAAGAAGAATATTCAGTAGAAGATGGTGAAATGTGGAAACCAGAAGTTCCGTCTGGTTACCTAACTTCAAATTTGTAAAAACTAAAAAAACTAAATAGAATATATAGAATAATTGTCCCGTAAACTAAGGAGTAAAAAATGGCCTTTCAGCTATCACCTGGATTAAATATATCAGAAATCGACTTGACAACTGTTGTCCCTTCGATTGCCACTTCAACTGGTGGTGTTGCTGGAAATTTCAATTGGGGTCCAATTGGTGAAGTCACTACCATTTCTGATGAAGTTCGTCTTGTAAACAGTTTTGGTAAACCAGATAGTACAAATTATGAATATTGGTTCTCAGCTTCAAATTTTCTAGCATATACAAATAATTTAAAAGTTGTTCGTGCTGCAAATACTACAACTACATTAAATGCTACTGCAAACGGCAGTGGTGTATTAATTAAAAATTCTAGTGACTATGCGGCAACTCGTGAATCCGCAGTAAACACAGCATACGGTCCTTTTGGTGCTCGTTATGCAGGTGCATATGGTAATTCATTAAGAATTTCTATTTGCCCAAGTACACAAGCTTACTCATCAAACTTAACAGTTACAGACTCACTAAGAGCCAATGCTGCTACAGCAGGTGATTTAGTAATTAATGTCAACGGCACTGCTAATGCAGCTGCTAATATTTACGTTGGAGATTCGGTTTCTGTTGACGGCGGTTCAACATATATTCGTGTATCTTCTGTTAACGCAACCGCAATTGTTGTTGCTACAGCATTAGGTACTGTTGCTGCTAATACACCAGTTCTTCGTAAATGGCAATATGCCGACCAGTTTGGCGTAGCACCAGGAACATCATCATATGTTTCAAATAATGGTGGTAGTGGTGACGAAATGCACATTATTGTTGTTGATGAAGATGCTAAATTTTCTGGTGTTGCAAACACAGTTCTTGAAAAGTATGCATTTGTTTCAAAAGCATCTGATGCTTTGACGAATGAAGGTGCATCAAATTATTACAAAACAGTTATCAACAATAAATCAAATTATGTTTGGTGGTTAACTCATCAACCAGGTGGTACAAACTGGGGTAACACATCAATCGCAACAGCCTTCACAAACATCAATACACCTTTCTCAGCATCATTTACTGCTGGTGCAGATGGTACGATTGGTAACACAGAAGTTACAAACGCATACAACCAGTTTGCTGGTGCAGATGCTGTTCAACTATCACTTTTGATTTCTGGTCCTGGTAACGCTACAGTTGCAGCAAGCTTAATTTCATTAGTTGAAAGCCGTAAAGATTGCATGGTGTTCTTATCACCAACAAAAACTTCTGTTGTAAATAATGCAGGTGCTGAAACAACAAGTATTCTTTCTTTCCGTGCTGGTCTTGCAAGTTCATCGTATGCTGTTCTTGATTCTGGTTACAAATATCAATACGACAAATACAACGATGTTTACCGTTGGGTGCCGTTGAATGGTGATATTGCTGGCGTTTGTGCTAGAACAGATGAAGATCGTGATCCATGGTATTCTCCAGGTGGATCAACTCGTGGTACAATCAAAAATGTTATTAAACTTGCTTGGAATCCAACGAAAGCTGATCGTGATAACTTGTATGTTCAAGGTGTTAATCCAGTTGTTACTTTCCAAGGTGAAGGTACAATCCTGTTTGGTGATAAAACAATGTTGAATCGTCCATCAGTATTTGACCGCATCAATGTTCGCCGTTTGTTTATTGTTCTAGAGACAACTATTGCTCGTGCAGCACGTTCAACAATGTTTGAATTCAATGACCAATTCACAAGAGCACAGTTTGTCAATTTAGTTGAACCATTCCTTCGTGATGTAAAAGGTCGCCGTGGTATTACTGATTTCCGTGTTGTATGTGATACTACAAATAACACTCCTGATATTGTAGATAACAATCAGTTTGTTGGTGACTTGTATATTAAACCAGCTAGATCCATCAATTTCATCCAACTAAACTTCGTTGCTGTTAGAACGGGTGTAAGTTTTGAAGAAATCGTTGGAAAATTCTAATAAATAAAGGAATAGGAGAAAACAAATGGCATTTAATATAAATCAATTCCAATCTAATCTGACGGGCGATGGCGCCCGTCCAAATCTATTTGAGGTTAGTTTAACTTTCCCTGAATTCGCAGGTACTGGCGCATCAACACCATTCACGTTCATGTGTAAAACAGCAGCTATTCCTGCCTCTTCAATTGGTTCTGTAGAGCTTCAATACTTCGGCCGTACATTGAAATTTGCTGGAAATAGACCTACATTTCCGGATCTCAATGTTACGATCATTAATGATGAAGATTTTGTTATTCGTACAGCATTTCAAAAATGGTTAAATGGTATTAATAGTCATGCAGCCAACTTGCAATCAGCACCGGCTGCTTTAGGTTTAGGTTACAAGAGAGATGCAAAGGTAACACAGTTTGCTAAAAATGGTAAAGCTTTAAAGAGTTACAATTTCATTGGTGTATTCCCAACAGAACTTAGTGAAATCGCTTTAGATTGGGGTTCAAATGACCAAATTGAAGAGTATACTGTAAACCTTGCTTACCAATGGTGGGAAGCTGATGATGGTAGTACAGATAGAACTGCTATTACTGCTACTGGTGAATAAACAATAGGGGCTTCGGCTCCTATTGTTTTCTAATATAGGATGAAATATTAATGGCGGTAAAACTTTTCGTATTATATAATGTTACCGAGTGGAGGAACCCAAAATTGCCGTAAAACTTTTCGGGTTCACCTTAGGTAAAAAGGACATTGTTCAGGTTGAGAAACCTGAACAAGCTTCTTTCACGCTTCCAACAGAGGCGCTTGATGATGGTGCAGTTACCATCACGCAAAATGCCCATTACGGCACATATGTTGACTTAGAAGGTTCTGTTCGCAATGAACTAGAACTAATTACTCGTTACCGTGAAATGTCAAATCACCCTGAATGTGATATGGCAATTGATGAAATTGTTAACGAAGCTATCACTCATGCTGAAGATGGTACTGTTGTAGATATCAATATGGATAATCTAAAACAGCCAGAAACAATTAAAAAGAAAATACTTGAAGAGTTTAAAAACATACAAAAGATGTTAAACTTTTCAAATCTTGCTGATGATTTATTCAAGCGTTGGTACATTGATGGTAGAATATATTACCATGTTGTTGTTAATGATACAAATCCAAAAGACGGCATACAAGAGTTAAGATATATTGACCCACGCAAGATTCGTAAAGTGCGTGAGATTCAAAAAGAAAGAGACCCAAAAACTGGTGCTCAAGTTATTAAATCTTTGGCTGAATACTATGTGTACAATGATCGTGGTACAACATCACAGACATTCACCTCATCAGTCAATCAAGGTTTAAGAATTGCACCCGAATCAGTAGTCAATGTTAATTCTGGTTTGATGGATGCAAAGAACACCTTCGTAATCTCTTACTTACACAAAGCAATTAAGCCACTCAATCAATTAAGAATGATTGAAGATGCTGTTGTTATTTACCGTTTATCAAGAGCACCAGAACGCCGTATATTTTATATTGATGTAGGTAACTTACCAAAAGGTAAGGCTGAACAATATATGAAGTCCATTATGACTCAGTATCGTAACAAGTTAGTGTATGATGCTAATACTGGTGAGATCCGTGATGAGCGTAAGCATCTATCAATGCTAGAAGATTTTTGGTTACCTCGCCGTGAAGGTGGTAAAGGCACAGAAATCACAACACTACCACCTGGCCAAAACTTAGGCCAGATGGAAGATGTATTATATTTCCAAAAGAAACTATTAAACTCATTGAATGTACCAATTTCACGCCTTGACCCACAGGGTGGTGGTATCATGGGTATTGGTAGAACAACTGAAGTTACCCGTGATGAGGTTAAGTTCAGTAAGTTTATTGCTAGACTGCGTAATAAATTCTCTCGTATTTTTGATGATGCTCTTCGTATTCAATTATCTTTA